AATAACCTAGATAAAAATAAAATTTGTTATGCTTGCATTAATAATGATGATAAATATATGAGTTATTTACATAAAATAGTCAATAATAAAAACCAAAACGGATTACCAATACAAGAAATACCAGCTACACAAAATTCTATAGCGGGTGGATTTTTTATTATTCATAAGGATAAAATAAATTGGTGGTCAGAAACATATGATAAAAAATTGGAATTATATTTTAAAAATAACTACTTGGTAAAAGATGACCAAATTATATTAGTAGATTGTGTTCTCTCTAATTTAAATGATTTTTTATTATTTAGAGAGAACAATCAATTAGATAACTGGTTTATGTTTCAAAGAATATTATCTTAATATTTTCTTCTTTTTGTTTTGTATTTTCTTCTTTTTGTTTTGTATTTTCTTCTTTTTGTTTTGTATTTTCTTCTTTTTTTATAACCTCCTTCAGTTGGAAAAGAACCATCCTCTAATATATGAATATTTGATTCCTCTGATGGATTTATTTTTTGAAATATTAATGATTCTTGTCGTTTTAATAAATCATATATGTCAATACTGAAATTATTTATAATTTTATCATTATTCGTAATTTCAGTCACATTATTTATAGTATCAACACACTGATATAAAGGTGTGTTTTTAGTTGCAGACATTCGTTTGAAATTAAATACATGATAATTACCAGTAATTTTAAAATATTCAGCAATATTTGTTTTATGTGCTGAACCTATTAAAGAGCAAACAAGTGTTGGTTTTGTAATTTCATATTTAAATATTCTTAAAATAAAATACATATCTACAACAATAGAAAATGGTTTAATAAATGATTCTAAAGTAATTAATTCACAAATTTGTTCATAGTTTTTATGAACATAATAATCTCCTGGGGGTGGAATGCCGCCATACATAATTTTTTTTTCATTATTATTATTAATATAATCATCTATATTATGTGTATTAATATAATCAATAATAGGTGTAAATTTTTGATGAATATTTTCACTATAAATAACATCATTATCATTCATAGTAATATCATCATCATTTATATTTTCTAAAAAATCTACAATTAAAATTAATAAATTAATAACATAGTCATTCACTCTTTTACAAACTGGATTTGTATATGTTCTATCATACCAATAAATTAAATATTTTTTAAAATTTAATTTTATATTATCAATATTTTGTTGTTTAATTTGTTTTTTAAATATATCAGTTTCTAATAATTTATCAATTATAGTATCAAAATCTTTAAAATAAAATAAAGGAACTAATTTTAAAGCATTTACAAAATCAACAAAAGGAATTTTTTGACTTCTATATTCTTCCTCTTCAAGTGTAATCATTTGATCTTTTATTTTTCCTTCATTTAATCCTAATACAACTAACAAATTTTTGATAATAATATTTAAATTAGGATTCATAAATTCTTCTTTGTTCTTTTTATATGTTTTTAATCCTTTTTCAAATGATGGATCTTTCTTCATTTTTTCCATCATTTTAATAGTTTTATCAAAATACGATATTCTATTATTGTATTCATTAGGAAATTGTTCATTATACAATCTTGATAATGGCGATAAATAAACTATTAAATTACAAACTGCCTTATCTAATAAATCCAAATTGATAATTGTAATTTTATTATTATATAAATTAGTTCTAATATCATTATATTGCCATTTAATATTAGGATATTTACATTTTTGAATAAATACTTCAGGATATTTTTTTTTGATTTCGTTATAGTAACACGCTTTATATGGTGTTGATACCATATTTAATAATCCGGGTGGTTTAAAAGTTGTTTCATCATATTCTTTATCAAACTTATTATTAATATACGTTTCATCTTGTGAATTTTTTATTTTATTCGAAATTGTTTTATTTAAAAATATTTCTGCATAAAAATTGATATCAAAATTATCTACTGCAGAAATAGTATTTATTTTTTCGAATAAATGATTAATCTGATCATTCGCATTAATATCTGGACAACCATGATTAACTTCAATGTGTTGTTCTCCTAATATTAATACTACAGGTGCTATAATATTTTCTTTAGGCACCATAAGTGATATAGCTATTGGTCCACTAACTTTGCTTAAATTTAAATCTTGTATTCTTATTCCTAAATTAGGCAAATCATCCATATATATACCTTTAGAAAAGGTATTGTCAAACTCTATTTTTAAAAATGTGGTATAGTAGATGTTTTTGGTTTGTTTTTGGTTATACCTTTTCTAAAGGTATATATAATGATTAGTATTTTAATGCCTATCTATAATGGAATCGAATTCATTGAAGAATCAGTTTCATCTATTTTAACACAAAAATATGACAAATGGGAGCTAATTATAGGTATCAATGGACACCCACAAAATTCAGAAGTGTATAAAATAGCAAAAGAGTATGAAAAAAGTGACAAAACAGGACAAGCCTTAGGTAAAATTCGTGTTTTTGATTTTTATCAAATTCAAGGCAAATCAAATACATTAAATGTAATGATTAAATTTTGTAATTTTGATTATGTTGCATTACTAGATGTTGATGATATTTGGCATGATGAAAAGTTAAATATACAATCACAATTATTAAACCATTATGATGTAATTGGTTCTAATTGTATTTGGTTTGGTGATAGACCAGGTATAATTCCATCAATACCTGTAGAAGATATAAGCAATTATGACTTTTCCTTAGTTAATCCTATTATTAATTCAAGTTCAATTATAAGAAAAGAATTGTGTTATTGGAATAGTAACTGGGTTGGCATTGAAGATTATGATTTATGGCTTAGATTAAGAAACCAAAACAAAACATTTTTTAATTGCAAATCTATTCTTGTTAAACATAGAATTCATGCTGCGTCTGCATTTAATTCAAAAGGAAATGATAATAAAGTAGATGATTTGTTAATTAGTCATGGGTTAAAAACACATCATGAAAGATTACAAGAACGATTATTAGAAGAAGAAAAAGACAAAAAACAAGAAAAAGACAAAAAACAAAAAAAGTCAAATAAAATGTTTATGAATATATTATAAATAACATGTATTATTTTAGAGTACATGTATTTTATTCCATTCATCAGGACATAAATCTCTAGTATCGTGACCAGCTACTTCACCAAACCATACCGATGGATAACAAACAATTTTATCAGGATTTGTATTAAAATGAGCTCCCCACCAACTAAATGAGCTATTCGCTATGATATTATGTTTGCAACAACTCATTAATGTCATTTGTTCCCAGTCACTCAAAGTGTTAGATGCTTTTATAAAAGTGTAATCAGGAAATTCTATTTTTAAATTATTAATTATTTCAGACACATCTAAAAGGTCTTGCTCTTCACAAAAATATAAGACATCCTTTATTTGATTTGTTCTGTTATTTATTAAAGAGAGAGCATTTTTGTAATAGTCAAATGTCATAATGGGGTGATAATTTTGTATTTTTTTATAATCACCGATTCTAAAATGAAGACTAATTGTGTTATTTAAATAGTCTTGACTAATATTAGTTTGTTCAATAATATTTTTTTTAATTTCTTCTATGCCAATTAGTTTGCAAATAAATTCAAAATTATTGACAAAATATTTATAGCTTTGAAAATATCCGTATAAACAAATATCTTTTCCTTGGTGAGTAAATAAATAAAGTGGATTATAACTGAAATTTGGTTCTTTAATTATCATCATTTGAGGTAAGGATTTTGTGGTAAATATTTTCAATTTAGATAAAAAATTTTTCCAATATGTTGATCTTACTATTGTTTGACCACCACCTAATGTTTCTGTATCGAAAAACATAAATTTTTGTCTTGTATTAATTGCACACGATATTGTTGTAAATATTTGGAAAAGTTGGTTTCCAAGGCCACCCATTAAATTACAAGTAATCATATATTATTATTTGTAATTCGTTTTTAAATAGTTAAAACTATAAATATTATGTTAAATTATTATTTTCAATATATTGTTTATGTTTTGTGCTTCTTAAATGCTCTGCTTTTCTAGAACATCTAATTTCTGAACCACAATCACACGTAAATAATTGCTTGTGTTTTTCTAATATTTTTTCTTTATTTTTTTGATACCATTCATTCTTGCGTTCTTTTATTTTATCTTTATTTTCCTCAATATATATTTTATTTTGTTCTATTATTTCGTTTTTATGTGAATCGTAATATTTTTTACGAGCTTCACTATTTTCTTTTTTATGTGTGTCATTATATTGTTTCTTTTGTTCTTTAAGTTTTTCTACATTTTTTTCTCTATACTCTTTTTGTTTTTGTCTTAAAATTTGCAATTTTTCCTCTTCTGAAATTTGTGGTAATGGTTCAGTTATAATGCCGCAAATTTGATTTTGATAATCAGTATGTATTTTTGTTTGTAAATGTCTATTTTTATTTCCAAATGTATATTGATTGCCACATTCACAATTAACTAATTCACTTTTTTTCCCCTTAATTTTTTCTTTATTTGCTTCACACCATTTAGAAAGCATTTGTTTTATTTCTTCTTTGTGTTCAGCTCTATATATCTTTTTTTGTTCAGCTAATTTTTCCTTATTTTTCACTCTATATTCATCTTGATAACTTTTAATATTTTCTGTATTTTCCTTTGCATATTGTTTTTGATATTCAATTTTTTGTTCTTTATTTTCTTCGTAATTTTCTTTTGCCTTTTGTAATATACAATCTTTTTTTTCTTCATACCATTCTTGTTTTTGCTTTTCTTTTTCTTCTTTTGTTGTAAAAGGAATATTACAATTAAGTGTTGCCTTAACTGTTTCTATCCAATATCTTTCTCTCATTTCGGATTCTCTTCTATTATTACAATTATAATTTTCTATTTGTATCATAGACCAATTATTCCAACCACCATTTTCTCTAATAAATTTATATACATATTGATTATAATTATTTGAATTTTCATTACAACAACTTGTTTTATGACTTTGTTTTCTTTGTATAAAATTTGTTGTATGACCAACATAAATATCGTTAATAGAAATATCTTTACAACAAATTTTGTAAATAATTGTATGTGAATAGTCCATTTGAGTTTTTGGCATTTTATATTATATTATATTATATAATATTATAACATATTATCTTTAAGTTATTATCAATTTTATTTAAAAATCTTCATTTATATTAAATGCTTCGTTTTTGCCTGTAGTAGTTGTTAATGCATAAGAGTCATTGCGACGCTCGAAGAATGATGTTTTTGACTCCAAACTTATCAACTCCATCCAGTCAAATGGGTTAATAACATTATAAATCTTTTTGTATCCTAATTGAACGCATAAACGGTCCGCAACAAATTGAATATATTGTGTCATCATTTCTGAATTCATACCAATTAGGCGACACGGTAAAGCATCACAAATAAATTCAGTTTCAATTTCAACTGCCTCTTTGATAAGTTCATGAATACGTGATTTATCCATTTTTTTAACTAATTTGCTGTATAAAAGGATAGCAAATTCGCAGTGGAGAGCTTCATCGCGTGAAATTAATTCATTACTGAATGTGAGTCCAGGCATTAATCCGCGTTTTTTCAACCAATAAATACTGCAAAAGGCGCCACTAAAGAAAATTCCCTCTACACATGCAAAGGCAACTAAACGGGTAGCAAAACTACTACGATTATCATGAATCCATTTTTGCGCCCAATCTGATTTCTTTTTAATACAGGGAAAGTTTTCAATCGCATTAAACAGCCTATTCTTTTCTTCCTTATCTTTAATATATGTCTCAATTAGGAGACTATATGTATGACTATGTATGTTTTCCATTGCAATTTGAAACCCATAAAATGCTCTTGCTTCAGAAACTTGAACTTCGCTCATAAACCGTGTAGCCAAGTTTTCCAAGACAATTCCATCACTAGCAGCAAAAAAAGCCAAAATCATAGATATAAAATGTCTTTCGTCATCATTTAAGCTTTCCCAATTTGTTAAATCCTTTGATAAATCTATTTCTTCGGGTCGCCAAAAACAGTCTATTTGCTTTTTATACATTTCCCATATGTCATTATGCTTTATGGGAAACATTACAAATCTATTATCGTCAGGGACTAGTAAAGGTTCAGTATTTATTTTAGACATCCTAAATAATATATTACAAAGATTTTAAATTATTATTAAATATAAATAAAATAATATAATAGTTGAATATTTTAAGAATGAATATTCTAAGAATGAAAATAGCCCCTATAAATTATGCACATTTAGAGAATAGGGAACAACAATTTTTACAAATAGAAAATTTAATAGAAGCAAAAAGAAAAATGTTATTAGATAAACAACAAAAAATAAATTTTATTTCAAAACAAAATCATTTTTTGAATGAAATTAAAGGTGATTATAATAAATATTATAATTATATTGTAGAACAAAAAAGAGAACAAATGGAAGCTTTACAATTATTAAATAAATATATTAATGATTTAAGTGTTTCGGGAGAATTAAGTAAAAATAATATTAAAGATGCAAAACATGAACAACGCAAAATTTTATCAGAATTAAATAAAATTAAAAATAGTTTAGATGATATTATTAAAGATACAAATGATATTAATACAACATTAAATGAAAAAATATAAATAATTTTAATATTAATTTATTATATAAATAATGAGTGATTTTAAAACAAATTTTGACGAAAGTTTACAAAGATTAGCACAAATAAATACTGCTATTGATGAAAACATTGCAAGTAAGCAAGCATTTTCTAGACAAGTTATTAATAGACTTGGGGATATAAACCAAAGAATTAGAAGTTTGGCAGATTTAATTAGAGGTTTGAAAAGTCAGCTTGAAGGGTTACAAGGTCAAGTAGACTCTAATAATTCAGGAATTCAAGAGAGAAATTCTGAATTAGAAAGATTACGTTCACAAGTTGAACAATTAACTAGTGAAAGAGATGCGGCTCAAACTGAATTAGAACAATTAAGACAACAATATGATGCAGAAAGACAACAAATGCAAGCAACAATACAAGATTTACAAGGACAAATAACTACATTAACAGCACAAAATGCTCAAGCAGAAGCACAACGGGCTGCATTACAACAAGAATTAGAAGCTAGTGGAAATCAAAAAGATCAAGCGCACGCAGCAGCAATTCAAGATTTAAATAATCAACATACAGGTGCAATAGAACAAATGCGTGGTCAACATCAAACAGATATTGATACCCTGAATGCAGCACATCAAGAAGAATTAAGACAACAAATTGAAAGATTAACAGCTGAAATTGATTCTAGGCAACAACAAATAGATACTCTTACTCAAACAACGGCGGATGCCGTCACTCAACATAATGCAGAAAAATCTAATCTTGAACAACAAATGCAAGAATTACAAGCCCGCATAGGAGAAATAGATGTAATAAATCAAAATAACACCCTTACAATTACTCAATTACAAACGGACCTTCAGAACTTACAAGTTGAAAATGATGATTTAAAACGAAGAATTATAGCTGCTACAGAAGAAATTATGACGGCTACAAATAGATTGCAAGAATTAAATAGACCAGATGATTTTAATCAAGGTGAATTAGATGCCAAATTTGATGAAGTAATAGAGTCTATTCAAGCAATTAGTAATGCAATTCAAGGACATCCTGGAAATCCACCAAGTAATGCATCAGTGCAAGTTCAATCGCCAGCACCAGCAAGACAACAAAAACAATTAAAAATGCCTGAAAATTCAATAATTATTATCGATGGTTGGCAAAAACCTTTATCACAAATAGTTAATGATTTAAAAAGCAAAATTCAAAAAGATTCAAGACCAAATAATAAATATGCATTGGCTTTACAACAATTATATGAAGCAACAGATGAAGAGGATGTAAGAAATATTTTATCAATTAACAATATATTATACACTAGAAAATCAGGAGATATGAAAGGTGGTAAAACAAAAAAGAAAAGAAAATATAAAAAACAAAGAGGTGGTTTTACATATAGACCTAATGCAAAACGCAAAAGTCTTGCTACAAGTTTATTTTCTAAAACTAGGTCCTCTAGAACTAGGTCCTCTAGAAGGTCCTCTAGAAAGTCCTCTAGAAAATAAAAGAATAACAAATAACTAAAATGAAAAATATTAGACAATAAATAGGATAATGTAGTATTTAATATTATATTTAATATATTATTAAATGTCAATTAAAAAATTTGTAATATTAGGAGAAAGATGCACTGGCACAAATTTTTTAGAAGAATCTATTACTCAAAATTTTGATATTAGTTATACATCTGAATATGGTAATAAACATTTTTTTTGTCATAATAATTACACGAATGATGAAAATACTATTTTTATAGGAATAATAAGAAATCCTATATACTGGTTAAATTCTTTTTCAAAAGAATTACATCATATTCCAAACGTAAACAAACCGTTAACTAATTTTCTGTTCAATGAATTTTATTCTGTAGTAGATGGTGAAAATGTAAAAAATATGTTAGATTTTAAGTCTTTGCAAAATTCAGAAATAATAAATACAAAAGATTTAAATTATTTAAATGGTAAAAAATATCAAAATATATTTGAAATGAGAAAATTAAAAAATTATTTTTTAATGAATATAATTCCGCATAAACTGAAAAACTATATTTTGATTAATTATGAAAATCTTCTTTATAATTATGAAGACACCTTAAATAGTATACAGAAAAAATTTAATCTTGTTAAAAAAAGGGATACATTCATAAAAATAACAAAATATAAGAAATCAGATGCATATACTTATAAACAACAAAGAATGATTACATTTAATGATAATTTATTACATATTATTTGGGACAATTTAGATGCAGAACAAGAAAAAAAATTAGGATATTTTAAAGGAGATGATAATAATTTTTTTAAACCCTTGGATATTTAAAATATAACAAAAACAATATTAAACTATAATATTTTAACTATTATTTTGATAATTTACTCAGCATTCCTTTTAAAGTTGGTAAATATCTACAGTTTTCAGGCCAGTTTCCTGTAACTTTTCTATAATTTATTGCAGT